CTCGCCGGCATCGCCGACCGCGTCATCGGCGTCGAAAGCTTCCCCCCCTCCGTCGCGGCCGCCCGCGAAAACCTCGCCCTCAACAGCATCCAGAACGTCGACCTGTATCCGCGCGCCCTAGTTGGGAAAAGTTATCACGCAGTTGGGAAAATGGGCGGATTGCAGGCTGGCTGCAGGAGGCTATGCAGGGGACTTGCCGGCGCGCTGGAGGGCGATGAGATCTTGAGGGCCGAGGTGGGTGGGGGCGCCGAAGGTGAGGTCGGCCAGGCCGGTGGCGGTGTCGTAGGAGAGGCGCTGTACCAGGGCGCTTACGGCCAGGTTGGTGAACAGGACCTTCCGGTTCAGGCCGGCGAAGTCGGAGGGGTCGTCGAGGAGGCGGGTCAGGCGGCCCTCATAAAGCAGCCGGTTGTTGGCGGCGAGAAGCTGGGCGGCGATGCCGGCCTCGGGTAGAACGGCGGAGGAGTTATCGACCGTTTTGACGTGGTCGAAGCGGCCGGTTGAGCTGTTAATTGCGCCAACAGTTCGGTCGTCGACGAATGGAATACGGTAGACTGTACCATCGGGAGTCCAGTTTCGGATAGTTCCGCCGGATGAATCCCATCTGCACCCGAATGCCGCCACACGAGCGCCGGGAAGTTCTTCGGTTTGGAAGAAGTGGTCGAGATTGTTCACCGGAGAGCTCGGCCCCCAGAGATGTGTGATTAAATAAGGGTGTCCGGTCAGGGTAATCGGCTGGGACCTCGAAGTATAAGGCAAGCCTGTCCGCATGAGGGGCCGGAGATATTTGAGCGACGAGTAGACATCGCCCCCCCCCGCAGACAGCCACTCCAAGCCGGTGCCGCCTGGCAGAGCGGAGTCAAAGTTGGTGAAGCCTCCGACATTGGCCTGCTGTGCGCCCGTGTGACCACCAAAATTGAACGACATATTGGCGTTGCTGGCCCACGACCAGAACTTCGTGAAATAACATGCGCGGTCGATGTAGATGCGGAGGTTTTTAGCGGTATAGCCACTCTGGGTTGTGACGCTCAGGAGAGTATCGAGAGTAAACTGTTTGCCCGAGGAGTTCGGCGCCTGTTCCAGGGGCCAGTAGGGCCACACCTGCCCGTGCCACACATACGATGAAATATCGTATGCGCCCTCCAGCCGGATCGTCCGGCGGAAATGGCGTCGCGAGGCGGCGTCGCCGGCGGAATCGCTCCCGAGGATGAAGAACCCAGACCATTGCGACGGCGTATCGATCGTGTCATCGGTCACAGGCACATCGTAAGATTGCTTAAATTCAAGCACTCCAGTCTGCACCTGGCCGGTCGCCTCGTATTGGAGGGTGACGCCGGAAATCAGGCGGGCGTAGAGGGGGGAGAGGTTGAAGGCGGAGTTGAGGCCGTCGTTAATGTCGATGGGGACGGAGGTGAGGGAGGTAGAGTTGTCGGCGACGATGTGGACTGTGGGGGGCGCGGTGGAGTAGTCGAAGGCGACGACGGCGCCAACAATGTAGCGAAGGACGGCCTGGAGGGCCTGTGCGAGGGTCTGGTCGTAGACCTCGGTCTCGGGGATGGCCAGGGAGCCGACATCGATGGTGCCGACCTGGACGATGCCATCCGCATTGGTGGTGAGAATGGCGTTAAGGAGGTCCGAGGCGTTGCCGCCGAGGACGCCGTGAGTCGAGAGGGCGGCGCCGGTGACGTAGGGGTACATATAAAGGAAAGGCATCTCGCGGAAGCGATGCCACGGTCCGTAGGCGAAAACGGAGCGGTATTCGGCGAAGGCGGAGGCGGACTGCAAGGGGGTGGCGACCTCGCCGCGGAAGACGACGGTTGAACCGCAGCGAACGACGAGCGGAGCGTCCACGTCGAATCCGTCCGGGAGGGCGGCGTCGTAGTTGCGGGGGAACCGGATATCGACGTAGTCGTCGTCCTGGTTTTGGAGGTGCAGCTGGAGAGAGTCGACGCCCAGGTCGGCCAGGGAGACGTTGTTGATGGTCCACTCCTGCACGGCTAACCCCTGTTGCGGATTTGAGCCAGCGCCATGGCCGAGTCGGCGAGTGCTGCGGAGGTCTGCTGGCGCAGGACAGCGACCTCTGCGGCGACGCGCCGCTGCTCGGCCGCGAGGTCGGCGGCTTGGCGGGCGACGCCGGTAGCTGTTGAATTTAGGTCAAAGGCCGCCTGGGAGAAAAGGCCGGCGGCCTCTCCGAGCTTCGTGCGAAACTCCTGGGCGCCCTGCTTAATTTGATCCCCCCCCTCCTCGGCCTCGTTGCCGATTTTCTCCGCCGCCTCTTCGATCTTCCCGATGGCCTCGCCCATTTGGGTTGCGGACGTTTCATAAGCCTTGCGGGCTCCGTCCAGATCCCCGGCCGCCTCCTGAGCTCCCTTGAATGCCGCCTCGCCGGCCTGCTTGATTTTTTCGCCATCTTCGATGACAAGGGTTTCCATGTCCTCGAGAATCTTTGTCGTCGCCTCGGTCATGTAGGCAGCCTGCTCGGCAGCCTGGCCGGCGACATCCGGACCGGCGGCCGAAGCGAGATCCTTGAGCTGGATCTCCAGAGCTTCGATTTGAGCCTTAACCGCGGTGTACTCCTGCTGCGATTTTTTTGCGGCCTCGTTGGATTCCTCGCGGGTCTTAGCCAGGGTGGTCTCCTGGTCCGCTACAAGATCAATTTTATCCGAGAGTCCAGAGATTTCAGTCGCGAGCTTGCGGAGGGAATCCTCCTCTAGACGGCGGGCGGCGGCTACGTCCTCGTAGCCCTTGATCCGGGCAAGTCTGGAAGCCTCTTCGCCCGCGTAATCCGCTTTGGATTGCAAACTATTAATGAGCTCGGTGTGCGCGGATGAGCCCGGACGCGTGGCGTCTGAGTTGCCCCATAGCGCAGTGATTTTCTCCTTAAGGTCGATCAGCTCTTGCTTGCCGGCCTCGGCCTCTTCGGCCGTTTTCCTCGCGGCCGCCGCCTGCTCCTCGATTTTGACCTTCAGCTCTTCGAGCTTAGCCTTTTCTTCTGCGATGCTGGTGTTGAGCTTGACCAGCTCCTCATACTGCCGCAATTGGTCCACCTGGCGATCGATCTCAGCGGCCTTCTCCTTGTCTCCTGACTCAACGGCCTGCTGCTTTTCCCGTTCCAGCCCCGCCACCTTGGAGCCGATGTTCGCCGTGAAAATCATCTCGATCGCCTGCTGCGTCGCAGCCGCGGCCGCAACCACCGAGGAAAAATCCTTGATGATGTTTTCGTTGGCCGCCTTTACACCGGCCCACTCCATCTCCACCTGCGACCACGCTTCCAGGCGCGCCATCTCCTCGTCCAGGGTCTCGCCGAACTCATTTCTAAACGTCTCGGCGGTATCTGAAGCATCACTCCGGATTGCTTTAAGAACGCCGGAGATCGCAATTCCGGCGAGCGATAGCCCAATGGCTGCGCCCGGATTGGGGATTGCCTGCGCCATTTGGAAGAGCGCCTCCGCAGCCCCCCCAACCCCCGTAGCGATGTCGCCTCGTGCAAGCCCCTCCAGCGCCCGCGACAGCCCGGCGACACCGGCCTTTTTCTTCTCGTCGGAAAGGCTGGTTATTTTAGCGTCCAGGTCGCCGATAGCGTCGGAGAGGCCGCCGGTGCCTGGGTCCTTGGCCATTTCGGCGGCCAGCTCCTTGACCTCTGTGGTGGCCTTATCGGCTGCCTGGGCGGCCTTGTCGGCGGCCTGGGCGGCGGCGTCGCCGGCGGCGGCGGCGGCCTCCTGGGCAGACTGCTTGACCTCGTCGAGGGCCTTGTCAACGGCCTGAGCACCGGAGGCGTCGCCCTTTGTGGTTATGCCGATTTTGACATCGATGTCGTTAGCCATCAGACTTCGCTCCTGTTTGCGGCGCGGCGGCGGTGGTTGCGCCAGGCTCGGGCGGCGCCGACTCGGACGGCGCGGAAGATGGCCTGGACCTCGCCGTTGCGTCCGCCGAGGCTCGGCATCTGCTGGAAGAGAAGGGTGTCGGCCATGGCGCGGGTCAGGGGCATCCAGGTCCACTCCGAGATGTCAGAGCCCTTGGGGATGGAGAGGCCATGCTTGGCGGCCTCGGCCTTGGGCAGGCGGACCCAGCAGCCGGCGTCGCGGTAGGCCGCGTCATGGAAAAAGAAAGCATCCACGAAGGTGCCGAAGGGATCGAGGTCCGCCCACTTTTTGACTGCGTCGCGGGCGAGGGGCGGCGTAGAGCCGCCGTCCGTGATGCCGGGGGTGTCCGGCATGTACTCGGCGCCGGACTCATGCCGCCAGCGCCGCGGGTCGATGGGATCGTTGATGATGAGCCGCGTGGGCGTGTCCGCGTTGTAGCCTGCCTGGACGGCGGCGGCAGGGTCGGCAGGCGTAACGCTTTTCCAGCGCCCGAGCCACTCACCGCGGACGCGGGCCTTTTTGTGCGCCCACATTCGGACGAGCTTCCAGGCGGCCTTGGCGAGGACCTTGGCGACGGCGGCTGCAATGGGGGCGACGGCGCTCATGTGGCTGGCTCCCCAAGGACCGTCGCGACGACGTCCTCGTTGCGCGATCCAGGCGAGCTGATGACCCACACAAAGGTGACGCCTTGGGCGGTGGCGCGGACCTGGCTGCAGGCGTTGTAGGCGCCGCCGGGTTTCGCCCCGGCGAAGTGCTCGCGGCCGCCGTTGGCAACGCCGGTCGATCGCAGCCTCTCGACGAGCTGCCCCGCGTGCCAGATCTCGACGCTGCCACGGTCCACCAGCCCGGTGTATTCTGGCGGCAGAAGGACGCGGACGATGTCCGCGTGGTCGCCCAGGGGCTTCCAAAGGAACCCCCGCTCGGCGCCGGTGAGAGTCCGTGGCGCGGCTGGCTCTGGCGGCTCGACGACGTCGGGCCAGCGGTCGAGGGTTCCGCCGGCGGCGCGGTACTCCTCGATGCGTTGGAGGACAAAGGGGAAGATCTCTGCATCCCACCGGTCGGCGTCGAAGCACGGCTGCGCCTGGTCCACCACCCAGGCAGCCTTTTTGCCCTCCGTCTCGCCTGGTATATAAGGATAGAGGGCGGCGATGAGGCGGACGGTGTCGCGGCGGGACCAGGCGGCGACGGGGGTGCGGTTGCGGAGGGCGTCGATCAGTCCGGGGATGGCGTCCGGGCCGAAGACCTCGCCCAGGGCATCCTCCAGGTGATTCCAGCGGATCTCGCCGGAGTCCAGGATCCGGAGGGCCGTGGTCTGGAGCGCCAGGATCTCCGCGTCGGTCAGGCGGAGCGTGGGCAGGCGATCCTCAAAGCGCTGATAGTCCGCGCCGGTCTTGGTGGAAACGGAGTTCACTTTTTGGATGGCGTGGACGGGACGGCGGCGAGGGCGTCGGCGAGGGCCTTGCGCTGGGCGGCCACGCCGGAGCGGTCCGGCGCGGCACCGAGGAACCTGTCCCAGGCGCCGGCGGGCAGGCTGTCCCAGGTGTAGGCGCGGCGGGAGGTCAAAACCACAGGCGTGAGGTCGCCCTTGCGGTAGATCCGCCCCTCCTTGTCCTCCAGGGCCACCTCGACGTCGAGTGACGAGGCGAGCTGGTCGTCGCGGAGGAGCGCGTAGAGGTTGTCTGCTGTGGCCTTGTGCTCGGGGGCGACCAGGCCGGCGAGGCCGGAGGCCGCGCGGCCGAGGCCGCCGAGGTTGGAGCAGCCCATTCCTCCGAGGGCGCAGAGAACAGCGAGGATGGTTCCGATTGCGAAGATTTGAGCGTATTTCATGTCCGGTTCCTTTCAAAAAGCGCGGCGACGTAGTGGAAGAATACGACCGAATGATTCCGACAAGCGTTGGCTCGCCGGTTGGTTGTTTTCTCGCCGCCGCGCAACATGGTTATTCCTCCACACCAAAGACAGCCTTCATCAACAGGGCGACCTTGGCCTTATCGTTCAGTTTCTTGTCCTGCGACGCCGCTTTGAGCGCGTCGTGTGCGGTCTTTCTCTCCGCTTTCATGGCAGCGCGTTCCTCCGGCGTGAGGGGGGAGTTGGAAACCCGGACCCCGATGACCGGCAGGCCGTCGCCGGTTGGCTCAAGCTCAATCCAGTGGCCGTCGCTGTCTTGGACGGCGAACCCGGTTGCCGATTGGAGCGGCAGGCTCGCGGCGGCCTCGGCCTCGGCCTGCGCGGCTGCTTGCGCGGCTTCTTCCGCCGCGATGCGCTCGGGGCTGGCGTAAGCCCATCCGTAGGCAAGCAGCGCGTCCGGGTTCCCGATGGTGGCGACACCATCCGGCGTTTCAAGGCGCGACGGCGGGGCGGCGTGGTAGGCGCCGTCCGGGGCCAGCATTGGCGAGGCGCTGGCGGCGGCGGCGGCGGCGGCAAGAATCAATAGCGTTGCGAGTTTTTTCATTGCGGCGGTCCTCTCAAAAAGTCTCTCATGATTTCATCGGTTGCGACGCGGCGGTAAATCTTTACAGGGCCAATTCCGCCGATGAACCCATGTTCGTTGCCATGAACATTTCCGATTGTCAGCGGCAGGGATGACGTGCGGAGGCCGGTTGGAATTGTCCCGTAACCCTCCGGCGCGTACTCTACCCCGTTGACGTAGATCAGCACCGTCCCGGAATCGTAGGTGAACGCGACGTGATACCAGGTGTCGTTATTGAGGATGCCGGGGAAACGCTTGTCAGAATAGGTGAGTCCTGGGCGAATTCCGACGCGGCCGGTATATAATCCGGTGGATGGCGAGCCGAATTGGACCGCCACGCCTCCTGCAATAAAGGGGGTTGCGATAAGAGATACCGCCAACTCCCACGATCGGTTGTTCCCTGCGGTGTCGTAGCGCGACGCGACTGCCTGGCCGCTCCCGCCGGTAGTCTTGCCGGTGATATTCGTCGGGTAAATCCACGCCATGACGGTTAGCTTTGTAGTCACGTTGAGCGCATCGTTGCTGGCCGTGCGAGCGTAATCGTCCGCGCCGTCGAACCACAGGCGGCGGGAGTGCGCCGTCGCACCGTTGCCGAGAGTGGCATGCGCCGCGCAACAGGTGTCATCAGCATTATCAAAAACCTGATATTCGGCCATGAGCCCATCCGCGCTCGGCATGCCATCCAGCAGGAGCGCAGCTCGTGGGTCCAGCGCAAGCGCAGCCGTGGCGGTCAGCAGGAAAAGAATGGATGCCGCAACGCGCATCAGCGGAACCTCCACATCCGCCAGCCGGTGGCCTGCGGAGTCCAACGGAAAAGCAACTCGGACTCCGCGTTTGTTGACAGGCTGGGGACATAGCCAAGGATTGCCGGGGAACTGGTTGGGATCGTGGCGGTGTGGGTGCTAATTGACGGGACGGTCAGCCAGATGATTCCGGCAGCGTTGGTGTCGGCCATCGTCGGGACTTGCAAAGTGAAGTCGTTCGTCACTTCCAGGATTCGCTGGGGCCAGAGGTTTGTGCTGGCCAGCAGGGCGATGTTGGTAGCGAATGGGTACGTCAGGACATCGCCCTCGACGCCTACGCTGGCGGTGCCGGTGCTGCCTTCCGGTGCCGCTGCCCAGTAGAGCGTGGAGTTGTCTGTCCCGGAAGCGTAGAGCATTTGCCCAGCCGTAGGCGTGTTGGTGGCGATGAGGTTGCCGCCGCCTGCACCCTCGGCCAGCGCGGCGATGCGCGAGGCTTCGGTGTCGTTCACGCGGCCTTGCCAGACGTTGGTGCCGTCTGCGTTGAAAATTGCCGAACTATCCCAGAAATCAAGGGAGTTATCGTCGAAGAACAGCCCCTTACCGGTATCTCCTGTGACATAGGACACTTTTGTTATTGCGTTGCTATTCATATTCAGCGGCCCCGTCATCGCCCGCGTCCCGGCGAGGTCGAGAAGCGCGTTGGTGGTGGGGGTGCCGCCCTCAATTTCGCCGCGCTGCAGCGTAAGCGTGTCCGCCGCCGCCGTCGCACCCGTGATGGCGTTGCCGGTGCCGGAAAAGGCTAGGTTCGTCCAGCCGGCGCCGCCCGAGGCCACGGTGAACTCAAGGATGCCGTCGTTGGTGGCGACGGTATGCGGCCCGTTGATCGTCGCGCCGAGGATCGTGCCTTGGGGCCAGTCGGTGATCGCCTCGCCGTCGCCGAACGCGATGCCGCCGAACACCCGGAGAACCGGCACGCCGGTACCGCCTGAAACGTCCACCAGCCGCACGTAGAGAAGACGCTCGAAATCGTTAGTGAAGACGACCTGCGCGGTAAAGGCGTCGATGTTCGTCGCCGAAACGATGCTTTCAGGCTTACGCTCCCAAATCCCCGTTATAAGGTTGGTCGTCACTTCCGGCACCAGATTGGTCGCTCCGCCGCTATAGCTCCACACCGTCAGCGTGGCGACTTCCCCGGACTCGACCGCGAACGCCCGGATTTCCGGCACGACGGCCGCGCCCTCTCCGTCCAGCCGCAGGGCGGTCGATCCGCCATAAAGCGTGGACAGGCTGTTGCTGGCCGCGACGGTGTCGAAGCGCGGATTCCACCTGACGGGCTGGCCCTGTAGGTCGGTCGGCGCGGTGCGGTAGTGAGTTTCGGCGTTCGCCGCGGCGAGGGCGGCGGCGGCCAGGGCCTCCCCGCTTCGGAGGTTGAGCCATTGCCGAGGATATAACGGATCATCTCCCTCATAGATTGAGTTGGCTGTGTCCAATCTCCGTCCCACCTGCGCCGGGTCAGCCATTGTCCACACTTGCATGTCAGTGATAGATGGCGGTGCGGAGGTAACGCCAGACGCGCTCGGCAACTCCATAAACACAACGCGGATGCTTGATCCAGTGGGGACGAGTGCCTGCGAGAAGTCCAGTTGATGGGTAGAGCCGTCGCACTCCGGCATATAGGAAGCCAGCTCGACATCACCAATCATCAGGCGCAGATTTCCGCTTGAGCGCGACTCGTCGTTTGTCGTGGTGATAAAGACTCTGGTGGCGCTCTCCGGCAGAGGGACCGTGTCCACAAAGCTGAGGTTTGTGGTAAACAGGTGTGGCAGGGAAATAGGGTTAGTGTACGCGGCGGATGAGGTGACCCAGCTCGGCTGTATCAGCGTAGATTCCAGCAGAATTTTCGAGCCGCGAACGGTCAGTTGATCGGCAAAGTTCCACTGTCCCGTAAACTCTGAATCCGCGATGTCTATCCCAGACAAAGAACCGGCTTCCGAAAGCGTGGCAACGTCGATGTTGTTTACATTCGTGATATTGCCGTCAGCCATGTTCAGATTCCCCGTCATCGCCCGCGCCCCCGCGAGGTCGAGAAGCGCGTTGGTGGCCGAGCCGATAACACCCAGCGCCGCGGCGTCGGCCTCCGCGGTCAGGTACCCCGCCTCCGCGTGGTCGCCCCAGCCCTCGACCGTGTCCACGCGGCCGGAGACGGCGGCGATGGCGGACAGCGCGGCGGCGTCTGTCTCCTCTGTGAGGTAGCCAGCGGCGGAGTGATCGCCCCAGCCCTCCACCGTGTCAACGCGTCCGCTGACGGCAGCGACGGCGGACAGGGCCGCGGTGTCGGTCTCCTCTGTGAGGTAGCCGGCGGCGGAGTGATCGCCCCAGCCATAGGCGGAGGCGGCCTGCTCGACGGCGGCGGTGTAGCCGGGCGTCGTCGCATAGACAACGGAGCCCGATGCCGCGGTCCAGGCGGGGTCGGTTTCGGCTGTCAGCGCCCCGAGGCTTTCGGCGGTGATGCCGCCGACGGTCTCGGCGAGGGCCGTGACGTTGCTCTCGACGCCGGCGACGGCGGCCAAGGCGGCGGCCAGGGCGGCGGAGCATTCGGTGTTCCATGCGGCGAGGACCTGGTCAAAGAGGTTGGTGATCGGGGGCACGATGGCGTAGTCGTCGCCAGGACGCCATTTGACCTCGACGCTGGTGCGGTCGAGGACGCCGACCAGGTTGGTGCCCTGGTAGGCTTGCGCCCAGGATGTATAAGCACCAGCCGGGAGGTTGGCGGCGGGGGCCGAGACGGCGAACCGCACGGTGCCGTTGGTGACGACCTCGCCGGCAGCCACGAGGTAGTCGTTGGTGTCTTGGCGCACGCGCCAGACCACCGTGCTCTCCGGCGGCACGTCGACAACCTCGCGGCCGCGGCGGCTGCGGATGATGTATTCGATGCTTTCTCCCGCGTACCAAGTGAGCTTGTCCGTGGTGGTGACGTTACGCGGGTCCACCGTGCGGTCGAACTGGCGGACGTTGAGATCCTGGGCAAGGGCGGGGGTGCAGCCGGCCAGCAAGGCCAGGGCAAGGGCTGTGCAAAGGCGTTTCATGTTTCCTCCGGCAGTTCAAATTCCGCGTGGGGGACCACTTCGATCCCGCAGATCAGTGCGAGTCCGGTGGTGGCGGTGAGCGTGATGGTCAGCGTGTCGGTGACTTCGACACCATCCACGCCGGCGACGAGGGCCTTGGCCGCGCCGACCTGGTCATAGATGTCGAAATCCTCGAACTCCAGGGACTCGTTGACGGTGATGTCAAAGACGCGGGCGGCGGCGGCCTCCTCCTCCAGCTCGACGAAATGGAGGCGCACGTCATAGGCGCCGGCGGGCAGATCGATCTCGTATACCACCTCTGCCCCCTCGCGCCACCGCGCATAGACCGCCGCCGGTGTGCCATCGGCCAGCTCCACCTCGTCGGACGCCCCCCCCGCCACGGTGCCGGCGTTGTAGTTGTCGTCGGCCGTCCACTCGGTGCCCTTGAGCGACGTGCCGCCACAGTTGGTTTTGATGGTGGAGGGCTGCACAATCCCTTTCGGCGTGCGCGTCTCGATCTCGTCTGCCAGATCCTCCACATCCACCTCGGCGGCCGAGGAAAAATTAACAGTGTACGACGTCACGATGTGGACGCCGACGCGGCGCGGCAGGCCGACCTGGCGAATCGCGCAGCCAAAGAGCACGACATACTTCCCAGGCGTCGGCGTGGCAGATGTGTCGCCAAAGTCGAATATGAGCGTCCCGGCCGCCGGGACGGTCATGCCGTGGGTCAGCATAAACCGGCCGGCGTCGGCCATGGCGGCGAAACGGCGGGAAGCCTCGAACGTGTAGGTTCCCGCCCGATTGCCGCGCGGGAAGAAACTCGCACTCTCCGCGCGGATGGCGTTGAACTGCTGCACGCCGATGGCCACGTTGACCGTTCCGGACGCCGGCCCGCGGACGTTGTCCGCAGAGCGGTCCGCGCCGTCCGCCAGCGGCACATCTTGGCTGCTGTCGGTGGCGCCCTCGGGCCGAAGTGTGATCTTGGTGGCCATCGTTGCCTCCTGCCAGCGGATCAGGTGCTGCCGCTGGTGTCTTCGTCGGCGTGGATGGATACGGTGGCGGGGACGCCGGTGGTCTGGAGGGCGGCGAAGTCCATGTCGCCGAAGCGCTCCTGCCCGCGGCCGTAGATGATCTGTCCGGGCTTGAGGACCGCCTTGGGGATCTCCAGGTCGATGCCGCCGGCGTAGGCGCTCTCGACAACAAGCTCCTTGGCGCGGGATGCCAGGGACATGCCGCGGCGGACGCCTTCGCCCTGGAGCTGCACTTCGGCGAGGACTTGGGCGACGTTCACGCCGACCGGGTTGAGCTTGACGTTGACCTTCACGCCGGCGTGGATGTAATCGAAGACGCCCATCTCGTCCTCCTCGTCCGGGTCGGCCTGGAGGGCGAAGCTGGCGACGACGCCGGAGCGGTTGCCGAGCTCGTCCCAGGGCGACTCCTCGCCGTAGCGGACGCGGGCGGGGTGCGTCGGAATGGTGGCGGGATCGATCTCGGCCAGCGTCGGGGCGGTCACGTCATCGCCAACCGTCATGCGCGCGGCGAGATCGTTCCACTCCTTGCCGTTGGCGAGGATGGCGGTGAGCTTGCAGGGGCCGAGCATGGTCTTGGTTGCGGACCAGATGATGTCCGGCATGGCGGTGAAGCCGGTGCAATGGAAGGTGACCGGCTCCTTGCCCGTGAGGGGCGTGATGACGGCCGGGATGTCCGTTTCGCCAAACAGGCTGGTGCCGACCGCCATGGACAGCGGCGCATAAAGCGCGCCGAGAATGGCCTCGGTGACGATGCCGACCGGGGTGAACTCGATCTCAATGGGGATGTTCTGGAGGCGCTCGTCGATGACGGGCGCTTCGTCGGACTGGATCTCGAACGTCCCCAGGGAGAGGTTGATCTTGATTCCGCCGACCGTGCGGTAAACGAGGCTGTTCCGGGTGATGATGGCCGGCCCTTTGAGGGTCAATCCGCGTGTTCTTGCCATGGCTGCTGCGTTCCTTTCTTCGCGTTATCCAGTGGTGGTGGTGGCCGGGTCCCCGGCCATTGCGACTTCGACGGTTCCTTTGAGTTGCCAGACGACATGGCTGCCGGACGGCATTTCCCTGGCGGTCTCCAAGTGGACGGCGACGGTGCGGGCGGCGATGATCTTCTGGACCATCATGCGGGCGGTCTTGCCGGTGCTGCCTTTGCCGCGGTTCAATAGGGCGTTTTCGGTGACGACAATTTCGCAGGCCCAGGGCTCGGAGGTCCCCTGCTCCGGGATTTTCCCGTCGTAGACGCGGACGATGGCAAAGAGCCCGAGTTCCGCCAGGGCTGTGTCGATAGAAGCCTCCAGGTCGCCGTTCGCGTTGGTGAGCACGGTGACGCCCTGGAACCAGTTGCCGGATAGCAGCTCGGCCTGGACGCGCTTCTCGCCCTCGGTGATGAAGTCGATGTTGGGGTCGGGCGTCATGCGGCGCTCCTTCTGGCGAGCTTGGCGCGCAGCAGGTTCAACACGCCGTCGCGGGCGGAGTCCTTGAACGCCTGGTCCTTGGGCAGCAGATCGGGCTGGTGCCGGAGGGTGACTTCGTCCTTGAGGGCGTAGAGCACGATGAGGGCTGCGCCATCGGCGGTTTTCTTGGTGGTGGCGAGAAAGTCGCGGCCGCGGGGGCGGAAGACCCTGACGCCATCGGCGACGAGATCGGCGACGGTGCGGCCGTAGGTCATGGCGTGGACGGGGACGGTGAGCTTGGGCTTGGTTTTCGGCACGATGCGCAGCGGGCCGAGCGCGCGGCGAAAACCGGGGGAGGCGATTTCAACGGTGGCCTCTTCGGCGGTGACGTCGCCCTTGACGACATCGGTGTTGGGCCATTCCAGATGGCCGGTGCGCGTGGCGGGTCCGCCCTCGATGGTGTCGGCGGTGGTGTGGGCGGTGCGGGCGTAGTCGGCGATGTGCTTGCGGACCAGCTCGGCGACCTCGGTGGCGGCGGAGTCGTTGATCTCGCGGCTGCCGGCGGGGGAAAACAGGTTGCGCAGCGCGGCGGCGGTGACGCCGTACTGGCCAAGATCGACGGTGGTTTCGAGGGCGATCATGCGGCGGAGCCTCCCAGCTTGCGGACGAGATCGGCGACGCCGCCTTCGCCCAGCGCGTCGAAAAAGCCGTCCCACTCCTTCTGGGTGGGCGAAAGGTCCATGGCGGCGGCGCCGGGATCTCCGTCGCGCAGCAGGCCAAGGGCTTCGGCCTCGTCGCGCTTGACGGGCACCCAGCCCAACCCGGAGCCGTAGGCGAACGGGGGCATGGCGACGCCGAGGGTGTCGGTGAAGCCGCCTGCGCCGTCGCCGATGGCCTGCCAGATCGGCGAGTTCTTGAGGGCAACCATGCGGACGCCGCCGAACACGCCGGACGTGCCCTTGGCGGCGCCCTGCCAGGCGACGGCCTCGCCGGCGGCGCGCCAGCGCTCGGCCCAATCGATCCGAGGGGCGCGGCGGCTGGCGCGGCGCTCCAGGCTCCAGGCGGGATAGGCATAGAGGGCGTAGTCGCTGCCGCCGTCCATCTGCTGCCGGGCGCTGCTGCCGAGCTTGCGGTTGGTGTCCAGCACCAAGCGCAGGCGGCGGGGAGAGAGCAGATCGCGCAGGCCGCCGGCCTCGGCCGGGGGCGTGGCGGCCTCGCCGGGGAAGCCGCCCTCTGGGGTGTAGCCGATGGCGCGGCCGAACTCGCGCAGGGCGCTGCGGGCGGCGGCCTGGTTCATTCGGCCGTCCGCGACCTGGGCGAGAATCTCCTGGAGCTTGGCGAGATAGCGGGCGGAGGGCGTGCGGGCGGAGAACAACGACCGCTCCCGGATCTGCGCGGCGACGGTGGCGCGGATCTCGGCGCTGGATGCCGTGGTGGGCATCAGGGCCTTGGCGAGGATGGATTCTCCGGGGGTCATGGGTTAAAGTCCGGCGAGTTTTTCGCGGGTGAAAATTCGGTTGTCGCTCTTGGTCAGCTCGATGCCGGCCTGGGGCATGGCGGCGGTGGCCTCGGCGGCGATGGCGTCCTCGAAGACGTAGTTTTTGAGTCGGCCCTTGGTGCGGTTGGCCTCGGTCCACTCTTCGACGCGGCGCTCGTCCAGGAGGGACTTCATGCCGGGCAGGCGAGTGAACAGGCGGTAGCGGATCTCGGCCAGGACGTGGCTCTCGATCTCGGAGGGAATGGTGGAGCCTTCGGCCAGGACATGGTGACGGCGCAGCAGACCGCGCCAATCCTGGACGACCTGGCCGATGATTTCGGCGATGGTGTCGGGCTGGCCGGCGCGCGTCGCGGCCGTCTTCAGGGCGGACACCTCGGCATCCGTCAGGCGGCTCAGAACGCTTGTTTCGTCTAGGGTTTTCCAGGCCATGGTTTTTTCCTCGGGTAAAGCCGGGGGCGGCGGCTCGGCCGCCCCCGGCTGGCATCAGCCAATCAGCTACTTCACCTCCAGGGAGAAGTTGCTGCCGGCCAGCGTGGTGGCGATGAGCGAGTTGTGCTCAACAGTCAGGTGGAGGATCTTCGCGCTCTTCTGGTCCTCATAGACGCGCCAGGCGGACCCGTCGATGGTGCCCGAAATGAAGCGCTTGAGGGTGCTCATGTCGTCCTTGCTGATGCCGGACTGGCCATAGAAGCCCAGCACACGGCCGAGATAGCCGGCGGTGCTGGCCTTGCCGATCCCACTGCGCTTGGTATCGGCGGCCTTGTTGTAGTACACGCCTTCGCAGCGCTTGACGCCCTGGACGCCAAGGAAGGCGGCGACCTGCTCGGGAGTCATCCCCGAGCTGGCATAACCGCCGGGAGTGTTGAGCGCCCGCAGGCCCAGGACGCGGCGCGTCCAGGCGCTGTCGGTGTAGGACACCCGGTTGCAGAACCCGCCATTGGCGCTGGTGCGCACGGCGTCGATGGCCGCCAGGACATCGCTGTCCGGGTCGGTCTTGTCGCCGGTGGAGGCCCAGTTCTTCTGCTTCGCGGCGCCCGCGGCGATGAGGTGCAGCGCGATGGCGCGCATCAGCTCGGTGCGGACCAGGATGCGCTTGAGGCGCGCGACCTTCAGCTGCTTCTGGCCTTCGACATCGTCCTCGATCTCGTCGAGGTCGATGGCTTCGGTCAGGCCCTTGTTGGCGGTCTTGGCCTGCACGAGCGAGCCCTTGGTCCGGATGACCTTGAAGTCCGCCCCGATGGCCCGGACGTCGCCGTCCGCGTCTTCGGAGTAGAGATCGTCGAACGCGCCATGGACCCGGTACTCGAACCGGCGGGAAACGGGGACCGCCGGAGCGAAGAACTCCAGCACTTCGTCGAGGTTCTCGGGGTCCTTGTAGCCGGCGGCATAGGCCGTCAGCGCTTCGATGAGAGTCGCGCTGTCGGAGCGCGTCTCGTTGGCGACCGCGATGCGGCCGACCGGGATGTCCTGGCTCGCGCCAAGGATGAAGATGTTGTCCATTTTCATGGTCGGGTGTTCTTTCTTGGGTTGCGGACTAGGTGGAAACCGTGTCCTCGGTGTAGTTGTAGATCGCGAAGGTGGGCGCGACCTCGAAGGTCTCGTCCTCGGTGCCATCCTCGACCGCGTGGCCGACGATGTGGTAGCGCGTCTCGCTGACGAGCGAGGCGTCGGCGGCGAGCGCCGCGACTTCTCCGTTGGCGGTCGGTACCAGGATGGCCGGCGCGGTGATGGCCTCAGAGGCGATCATACGCACCGTTCCGGTCGCCGCGCCCAGGATGGCCACGGAGATGATGTCGCCAGCGGCGCCATCGTCTTCGGCCACGCCGAAGGGCACGTCATTGGCCCCGCAGATGGCGACCTCGCCGGAGACGAGCTTGAGCAGCATGCCTTCGAGGATGGTGTTGCCGGAGGCAATCGTCTTCGTGATGCGCCCGGTCGGGCGGGTGCCGCCGGGGGCGTCGTTGGCGATCGACAGGGTCGTCGGCCGCGAGCTGCGCCAAAGCAGCGCGGCAATGGCCGACACGATCAGTGCCGCCATGAGAATCAGGATCGGGTTCATGGGTTCTGTTTTCCTTTCGGGGTTTGGTTTTTACTTCTTGAACAGGTCCGGCTGCTCCCGGCGCACCGCCGCGTAGGCGCGGTCGTAGGAGAGGCCTGTGGAAACCTTCGCTTCCACGGCGGACGTGATCTGCTGGATCCGGCTGGCGGTGTTGGCCACCGAGATGGCCTGGCCGGCGTCGGCGACCTGCTCGGTCTTGAGCTTCGGGCGCTCGTTCGCCAGGGCGACGGAGTTGGCGTCGAAGTTCTCGGTGAGCAGCTTCTTCCAGCGGGGCAGGTCCGCGGGGGTGATGCGCGCATCCGCCAGGGCGGACTGCGTGAGCAGGTCGACGCGCGCGGCGCGCTCGTTGGCCAGCTTGGTTTCGAGGTCGGCCTTGGCCGCGGTGACCTCGGTCAACTGGGTTTCCTTGTCGGTCTTGTCGGCCTCGGCATTGGCCAGCGAGGCCTCGGCGTCGGCGGCGCGCTTGACCAGCGCCTTGATGGCCGCTTCGACGGCGGCATCGTCCGCATCGCTGGGCAGGCCCAGCAGCGCGATGAGTTGTTCCCTGTTCACGGTATTTTTCCTTTCGGGGTTGGTTTCTTCTTTGAGATCGATCTCGGGGGCCTCTTCGTTCGGCAGGCGGAAGTCGTGGATGGCGGGCGTGTTGGTCAGGCCGATGGAATCCATGTTGTGGACGTAGGCGTGGACGGTGGTGCCGTCGTCGGTCTCGGAATCGAGCGCCACGTCCCAATAGGGCGAGAACCAGCGGAAGCGCTTGTTGGGCGGCGCGTCGTTCCACTCCACGACGGCCGTGGCGCCCTCGTTGGCGACCTCCAGGGCGACCAGCCAGCCCACCGAGCCCTTGTCGGGATACTTGGCGGCCAGCTCGGGCACGTCCGGGTGGCCGTTGTAGACCGGCAGGCCCGGATCGCCGGCGGCGACGGCGTTGGCGATCTTGGTCGAAACGGCTTCCGCGGCATCCCGGTCCCAGACCTGGATGACCTGGCGCCGGCCCTTGCCCTTGATGGTGACCGCGCGGGGGTACTTGCCATACGGCATGTAGAGCCGGCCTTTGTCGGAGGCGATGGCCCCCAGTTTGAACTCGTTGGCGACCGCCACGGAGGCGAAACACGCCCGTTTTCCAAAAAATTTCATGCCGATTCCGTCCCTTCCGATTCGTATGCCGATTTGACCCATTGCAAAGCCGTTGCAAAACGGCTGAAGGGGGTCCGGACGCGCGTGTGATCGGGTCCGGAGAAGCCCCCCTTAGAAACGATCCTGGGGCCAAAGGCGGCGGTTGGGGATTTCCGACTCATTGGCCCTCCTCCTCCAGCCCGGCGGCCTGCCGCATGGCTTTTTCGATCAGGGCTGCGGCGGCGGGGTCCGCCAGGGCCTTTTCGGCCAGTTCCGGGAGCTCCTCCAGGAGGCGGGCGGCGGCGGCCTTCAGGTCGCCGTTTTCCGCCTTGAGAAGCTCGTCGAGGCGGGCGGCGACGGGCTTGAGGTCCTGGGCGATGGCGGCGGCGAGATCCTCGCCATCGCCGGCGGGGGCCTCGTTGCCCAGGGAAAGGGCGCCCATTCCCGGAGTCGGCTCGGCCGGGGCCTGCATGGGGGTGTCGTCCGGATTGTCCGGGTCGACCGCGCGGCGGCCGAAGCGGGACAGCTCGTCGGCAATGGGGATCTTGGCGCCGGCCTTGGACAGGTGCTCGTTGATCTTGATCTCCTGGTCCACGTTCGGCCGGCTGACGGGCGAGAGGGCGAACTCCGCCAGCGGCTCCACGCCCTGGCCGAAGTAGTATTCGATGACGAACGGGTCGACCTGGGTGCGCAGCGTCTCGGCGATGTCCTCCACCGCCCCCTGCTCCAGCATGTCCATTTCCTCGCCCTGGAGGCTGGCCCCCTGGGAATTGGCCGAGACCGTCGAGAGGTCGCCGCCGCGCCACAGCGCGGTGATGCCCTTGTTCATCATCTCGATGAACGTCTGGTAGGGCAGGCTGCCGGAGGAGGAAAGATCGATCTTGGAGATGTCCACGTCGGAGCCCGTGACGATGGCCCACTCCTTGGCGAAGGCGCGGGTGGCCTCGACGGCCTTGCGCCATTCGGGGCTGTTGATCTTGGCGGGCGTCTTGGTGTGGAGCCCCGGCGTGGCGTTGTGCTCGCCATACGCCAGCCAGTCGGCCATGGAGAGCCGCTTGTAGGCCGCGCAGATCGAGCAGGCGATGCCGAGGCCGTCGCCGCAATGCGTCAGCCACTCGCCGGGCAGGAGGGGCTCGCCCACCAGGGAAAACTCGTTGGGGAGGAAGCGCAGCGCGCCCGTGCGCGCCTCGAACATCCAGAGAGGAACGTAGACCGCGCGCAGGCGCAGCTTGCCGTTTTGGACGCGCCAGACCAGCTCGTGGGTCGAATAGTAGTCGCGCTCGGCCAGCATCATCTGCCGGACCAGGCGGGCCACGCCGCCGACGTGCGTGCTCTTGAGCAGCGAGGTGGCGCGCAGGTTGGAATAGACGTCCACGAGCGCGTCGTAGTGGGCCTTGGCGGCGGGGTCCTTCTCGTGGCCGTCCTTCTTGCGGATGTCCCACGGGCAGCGCGACACGCTGCGGACGGTCTTGCGCTGGGAAGCCTTCCAGGTCTCGTCGCGCTCCGAGAGCGCGTCCAGCAGCCGCGCCAGGCTGCGCAGGTTGCCGGCCTCGAACTCGTCGATCCAGCGCGAGAGGTTCGCGGGCTCCAGCTGGCGGACGGGGTTGAAGCGCCCGCGGATGTCCTGCTCGGCGCGCGCGGCGTCGGCGTTCGGCGCCGCCCGGTCCCGCGCCCGCCCCAGAATGGTGTTGATCCAGCTCATCCGTTCCTCCTAAACCATCGCCCCGCGGCCGCGCCGCACGCGCCGCTCGTCGCTCGCCTCTTCGTAGTCGCAGGTGGCCGCCTCGTCCGCCGCCGCCCGCACCGCCAGCGCCATGGCCGTGCAGCGGTCGCTGTGGCCGTCCTTCGTGCGGGGCGCCTGGTAGCTGTATTCGCCGTTGGTGACGATCTGCTGCATGGCGTGGAGATCCTCGCGGACCTCGATATCCACCGGTACGCGCACCGTCGTCGGCGCGACGAACCGCTGCCGCAGCGTGGGGAACAGCTCGCGCTTGAACTTCGCGGTGAACGTGCAGAGCTCGATCCGGCCAAACTGGTGCTGCTCAGGCTTGTAGACGCCGTGCTCCTTGGCGAGATAGTCGCCCAGGCCGATTCCGGGGCCGGTGTAGTCGAAGCAGGTGCGCTCGGCCGCCGCGATGCGCATGCGCAGGATCTCCTGCTGCGCGGGGCTGTCCATGTTGTCCAGGACGAGCACCTCGCGAGTGAAGAGGATCGGGCCGACCTTCTCGAAGGTCCAGCAGACGCTCGGGTCGTTGGTGCGGCCGAAGTCCACGCCGCAATAGAGCCGCCGGCTGCCGGGGTTGGTGAAAAACTCGTGGTCGATGGTGGTCGAGCAGCCCCAATCCTCCGCCAGGGCGATCAGGTCGTAAGGCAGCAGCACGTTCGAGCCGTCGAGAAATTCGCAGAGGTATTCCTGGCGCCAGCCGATGTCGTCGTCCAGGGCTTCGCGCAGTTCCTCGATGTCGATGGGCAGGCCATCCTTCACCGCGTCGTAGATCGTGTTGAGGTGGAGGCTCCACTGCATTTTCGCGCCGGGCTTGGGATTCCGCGCGCCCTCGACCATCTTGAAAAGCCTAGCCCCTCGGCCGGTCTTGCCGTTGGCCGTCGAAATGGCCCGCACCTTCTTCGCGCCGCCGCGCAGCGGGTTGGTGATGGACGGCAGCACCGCCCGCCATGTCGCGTTCGGATCGTCGAAGAAGCCGAACTCGGTCAGGGCCAGGTTGACGGAAAAGCCGCGCACCGTGTCCGGGCGGCCCGGCACGGCCATGATGCGCGTGCCGTTGGGAATCACGACGCTGCCGCTCTTCATCAGCGCGCCCGGCGCGTCGCGCTCGATCTGCTGGTCCACGATGGCCAGCCCGAACGCCTCGACCCACTCCTTGCACTTCTCCAGGCTCTCCAGCGCCTGGCGCTCGGAAGGCGCGGCGATCATCCAATCGGACCGCGCGCGCTGCATGGCGTCGGCCACCACTTCGGCGGCCGTGGTGAAATCCTTGCCGGTCTGGCGCGACCACACGCCCACCTTGAAGCGGGACTGGTCGTCGTACCAGCGGCGCTGGTAGGGATAGAGCAGATCGATTGGAGAGGTGATGGGCATCAGCCGACCCCGAAAATCCTCTTGTAGCGCAGGTCTTTTTCTTCCGGCGTGAGGGTCTTGTCCTGGACAACCGCCTTGGCCTCGTCCGCCTGGCGCAGCTTCTTCTCCTCCAGCGACAGCCGGCGCTGCTTGATCTGGATCTCCGCGGTGCCGCGGCGGACGCCGGCGAGCTTGACGTAGGTCTCGGCGTCGTTCTCCTGCATGGCGCGGGCCTCGAAGAACGCCTGGGCGGTGCGCATGATCTTGGCGTCGTCCAGGTCCAGGCCGGGGGTTTCCTTCAGGATGCGCGCGAGGTCGTCGGCCATGGCCGCCACGCCCTGAACCTTGGCGCGCAGGCTGTACCAGTTGAGCCAGTTCGACAGCGTGCCCAGGGAAACCGTCACGCCCTTCTCGGCGCCCAGGCGCTCGCGGATGGTCCGCAGGCCCTCGCTGCGCAGGCCGTCGCAGAAGTCGAACAGCTCGCGCTGCCGGTCGTCCGGCAGGCTCATCAGCGCCGAGTCGCTCCTCGGGCGCCGGTCCGTTCCGTCTTTTCTGGGCACGCGCGGCATGGTCCTATCCCCTCGCCAGCAGTTCGGCCTTGCCGGCCGAGGTCAGCACGAACGAAACGTTCCCGTAGTCGTCGCGGTCGCTGGCCACCTTGCCGGCGGCCTCCGCGGTTTCCAGCGCCGCGCGGATCTCCGTGGTGGACACGCGCAGGTGCGCCAGCTCCAGCATCACGATCCGGTGGAGGATCTCCTCCCGCATCATCCGCCCGTTCGACAGCTCCAGGTTCTTCAGGATCGAAATCGCGATCTGCTCTTTGCGGTTCATCCTTCCATCTCCTCGGGGATCTGCGGGAACAGCCCCATTTTGCCGGCGATCATGTAGACGGTGGTGGCCATGCCGTTGACCCGGCGCTGCACGTTCTCCGTGCCCCGGCCCAGCTTCGAGAGCTCCTCGCGGATGAGCCGCATGTCCTCGTTGTTGCGCCGCTCGACGTCGTCGATCCGCTTGGCCAGCGCGTCGCAGCGGTTCGCGCAGTCGCCCTGCAGCATGTAGCGCGGAGCCTCCGTCACCACCAGCGGCTGCGGCTCGATGCGCCGCGGCTCCGGGTCCCCCGAAAACTTCTTCCACGCCACCCCAAGCCCGAGGATTCCCGTCAGCCCCGCCACGATCAGCCCGACCACAACCGCTTCGTTCATGTTCTCTCCGTGGGTAAATAGCGGCGGCTGCTGCATCCGGACTCCGCCAGGAGGAAGTAAAGCCCGGTGTGCTTCGAGCCCGCGTGGATTGCTCCATGCGAAGCCCCCGCCGGCCGCCCGGCGGTTGCATGGGTAATGTCGGTGTGCGCGTGCCCGCGCTGAATGAGTCCTCCTCTTTTCATGGCGCACATCGTGCGCCATAGAATCAGATAATTCACCCCATGCAGGCCCCCGCCCGCCTTGCTGGCACGCTATTTCACAGAAAAGCAAACGCCCCGAGGATTAACCCTCGGGGCGTCGCCCGTCTTCCACGGTATGGAAGATTACTTCAAACCGAACTGCGTCTTTGCCGTCACCTTGTCATTCATCAGGCCTACACCAGCCGTTCCCGTTCCGTCGCGGGTTTCCCACTGATAAACGACTTCAGAATGGTCTCCGTATTCCACGCGCATGAACTCGACTGTAGGAGGTCCAAGAATAGACTTCACCTGCGAAAAGCTCATGCCGTTTTTCACACGGTTAAACTGTGCCAGCGTGATTTCTCCGAACGCGCTTGCCGCCAGCATCGCCGCCGCCAGAAAAACAACTGCCTTTTTCATTTTCCGCTCCTTTCGTTGTACCCGCTACAGATAATTATGGCATTTGCCCGGTAATGACCCATTCAATTTTTCCGGGAATTATTCCGCGTGTGTCCATCCATTTATCAATATAAGCGACCTGCCCCGGTCCGATATCCTTCGGCTCTGCAAATGAAAAGTCGCGCATAATAAAGCCCCCTGATGACGTTGACGCCGTGAAGGTAATCCGAACCCAACGGTATGTGGTGGACCCGGTGTTTTTGATTGTTCAACTCACAGAGCAAAGAAGTGTGCATATCGCTCCGATTCGGCTTCTTCCTTTGTAAGCGCATTCCAGCGCCGAGTGATGTCTTCCGGCTGACCGGATTCGGCGCCTTGCCGGTTCCGCGAGCACACGTTCGGGCGCGTCGGACAATCGCGGTTGGTGCAGAAAATGCGGTAGCCTTCCGCATAGTCGTAGCACACATCGCCACAGCGGAAGTTCGCCTTGTCCGGGACGACTCCGCAGCACGGGCACGGGGAAAGTTGAACAATCGGTTCCAGGATACGGTCCACAGCTTGCGCCTCGCTAGGCTTTCCGCTCGCAATCTCGTCTTTGTCTTGGCTCATCGTTCATTTCTCCGTTGTTTTATGGACCGTCTCCTGAACCGTATGTTCCCATGAGCTGAACACCGTCTCGAACTACTTCAGTCAACTCAGCATCGTAAGCCATAGGAAGGTCTGCCGATGTCTTTTCCTGGCTTTTTGTCACATAGATGTTCTGGCCATAGGCGCCCGCTGCCAGCATCGCCACCGCCACCATAAGAACCTTTTTCATGACTCCTCCTTTTTGGCTTTCGTTTTCCGTCTAATCACATAGCGGCCGTTTTTGTCTGCCACCTTGAATACGTTGCCGGCATCGCGGCTCGCTGTAGTTCGGTTGTCAAGAGTTTCGACGATTGATTTCCAGTCCCTCGGCAGCGCACGCACACCGCGGTCTTCCAGGTCGTCAAGAAACACTTTAACGCAGAATTTAATCAGAGTGGACCTGGTGCCTAGACCGCTTTTTTTCGCTGCACAATCCATGCGACGGATCTCCGGCTCAGAGAACCGCGTTGGAATTGGTTTGGAAATGTCCCCTTTCATGTTCTGCCATAACGTATACCGCAACCTCTGAAAAAAGCACGAAAATTTTCTTGCGTGCCGTATAACAGTGGTATACGGTAGGAAGCATGAAGACGGAAAAAGACGATATTTCTCGGCCCATACCGACGCGGTTCCGTGGGGCTGAAATCATCCGAATGAACCGCGCTGTCCGTACCATGGGCATCGACAACCGCAGCGCCCTCATCAAGTTGTGCGTACACGTCGTCCTTCCGCAAATCGAGGCCGGCGAGATTAAAATCCCGCAACCCATTCTGGTGGATTAAATGCCCGAGCCCGTCCAGGGAGAATTTGCTTTCGCGAACGATTTCCGCGTCGCGCTTCGCCTGTCGAAGGCGGCGGAAGTGGCGGGCATTCCGGAAGACCAGCTCCTGGGCCTGGTGCAAGAGGGGAAGGTCGAGGCCATCGTCGTGAACGAGGATTTGTCAAGCCCGCGCAAGCACCGCCGCATTTTGGCGAACAGCCTGTGGGCGTGGCTGGACCGCGCCTGGCGCTTCGATCCGCCGGTGAAGGCCACGCTCCGAGCGGACGAGTTTGCCGACCTGTTCGATTTTTCCACGCGCCACGCCCGCCGGCTGGCCGCCGCCAAGACCGCCCCCGCGCCCGTTCGCCGCTACGGCGAGCGGGGGCTCCGCTTTCTGCGCGCAGGCATTCCCGCCTTCGTCGCAGCCAGAAAAACCGAAGCATGAACAACCACAGGAGGAAACCCATGCGCCTGATCAAAAGAATACGCCGCTGGCTCGGCGTCGAAGAACTCAACTGGTGGGACCGAGAAGACGCCGGCCCCGTCGCCACCATCCAGGGCGCGCCGCTCGCCGCCGCCCTGCGCCACCGCCGGAGGGCAGGGGCATGAGACGAATCGACCGAACCAAGGCCAGCACCCACGTCATCCGCGTGCGCGATCTCGGCAGCACCTACATGGCCACCGGCGGCGGGCAGCGCACCACCTGTACCCAGGGCGCCATCAACGCCGCCCACCGCCACGCCGACAAACTCTTCGGCAACCGCCATTTCAACCTCAACCCCGTGGCCGGCCAGCCCAATACCTGGCGCGCCACCGCCTGCCAGGAGATCCGCACATGATCCCAAAATTCAACGCCACAAAGTACGAGAGCGGATTGATTCTGCTCTTGGCCAAGCGCGCCAAAAACCTGGGCGACAAACGTCCTCTCGTGAGCATCCGGATGGATCTGGACGCATGCAGCAGCAACGGATGCCCGCTCGACTTCGACAAATTATGCACCGCCCGCGACGCCGATTTCATGCACGACGTCGGCGGAATCGCGCGGTTCCTAGATCGCGATACCGGAAAGCTGACCGGACATTTCCACCCAAAATGCGCGAGGAAGTCATGACCAAAGCCATCGCCACAATCCCCGCCGACCCCATCCCGGCCGAAGTCCAGATCGCCGCGCAGCTCCAGGACCAGTACCGCAAGGCCATCTCCGGCACCCGCGAAATCCTGGTCTTCGGGGCCATGATGATGGAGCTGAAAGTTGTTCTGTCGTCACAGAACAACTCTTCCCACGGCCCGCAGACTCGCGGAAAAGGCCTGATGGGCTGGCTCGAAGAGTTCTGCCCCTCTATCAACTATAAGGTGGCCTACGGGTTCTACAAGCTGGCTCTCGGCCTTCGGGAAGCCCTGTCGATTCCGCTGACGACAAACGTGCACCGGCTGCTGACCGCCCCGGCGGCCGAGTTGTCCAAGAAGGAAGCCAAGATCCGGGAGCTGATCGACGGCGCCATCGACGGGAAGAGCGCGCGGCAGTTGGAGTTCGACTTCGGCATCCGCAAGGCCCGCTCGGCGCTGCCGGCATCCGGCGGGGCGCGCCCCGGCGCCGGCCGCCCGGCCCGCAGCCTGACGCGCGAGCAGGAGCAGGCGGAGGCCATTTTCTCGGAAGACACCCTCGGGCAGATCGGCGTGGCTGTTTTCGAGAAGCGCTTTCATTTGCGCCTGGGCGACGAGAAAAAACGGGTCCTCCTGGGCATCGCCCTGGCACTGGCCGAGGATCTCCTGGACGGCGAGCTCCGCGCAATCGCCAAGAACCTCCGGGGAAGGTGGCAGCCATGAAATACGCCGCCATCCGCCTGCCGCGGCTGCGCACCACCGAGCGCCGCAACCACGCCACCATCCTCCGCCGCCTGACCCTGCGCGACCCCTTCGCCCTGCCTGAAGTTCCGCGGCGGCCCCGCCGGGATAAAGGGGTGAAAAAGTCATGAGCTACGAAAACACTATCTGCCCCTGCGGCGGAAAGAAGAAGCCCGACACCATGCTCTGCCCGGAATGCCTGGCGTTCTTCAAGCGCCGCGACGAACTGCGGGTCTACACCGACCCGCGCGAGCCTCGCCACTACCGCGCCCAGGCCGCCCGCATCCTCTGCGCCCTCGCCAAGAAGCGGAAGGCGGTGCCGGCATGAATGTCATGGGCTTTGTCGTTTGCTTCCTTTCCGCGGGTGTTTACCTGCAGCGAGGCGATGCCTATGGCTTCATAGCCTTCCTGTTCATCGGAATCGTCTTGTCCAACCGGGAGACGAAAAACGCCAAGCGCGCGTCGGGCGTCGGGGATGGCGGCGAACCGCCGTCCAACAGGCCGCCAACACCATCTCCAACGCCTCCGAGTTTCCGGAAACCATAGGAGCCTGATATGCACCTTACCCACGCCCGCCGGTCCGAGTGCCTCACCATCGCGGAGATGGTGAGGCCGATGGAAGATCCCGAACAGGCCGCCGCCATCGGCGCCCTGCCGCTGGGGCAGAAGAACCAGGTCAACGCCTGGATCGATGCGCTCGCGCCAGTGGTGGAAGGCCCTCGGGCGGGGAGGGGGCTACGCCTGGCGGAGGCCGCGCGCGCCATGGGCGTGCCCGTCAAGACCGCCCGGAACAAGTTCGACGCCCTCCAGCGCGAGGGCTGGCGCGGGCTCCTGGACAAGCGCCAGCGCGCCGTAGCCGCCAAGATGGCGGACGTGGACGCCGCGGACCGCATGGCCTTCGCCAACTGGATCAAGGGCCTGGCCGAGAACTACGGCGGCAACATCCGCCAGGCGCGCAAGGCCGCCATTGCCCTGTGGAAGTCCGCGCGCACGTCCAAGGCCGCCATCCCCGGCTACGCCGCCTGGCCGCTGCCGGGCATCGGCGGCTATCCGCTGGGCTGGTCCTATAGCAACCTCGCCAAGCTGGCCAAGCTCACCACCTACGAGCGAGCGCTCTCCGGCGTCGGCCGCGCCGCCGCCCGCCAGCACGCGCCCATGGTTGTCCGCACCCGCGTCGGCCTGCACGTCGGCGAGGTCAAGATGGCGGACGACGTCTGGCACGACGTGGACTGCCACCGTTTGGGCTCGTCGCGCGAGTTTGTCCGCTACATGGAGCTGGCCATCCTGGACGTCTTCTCCGCCCACAAGGAAACCTGGGGCGGCAAGTTCCGCCTCAAGGACGAGGCCACCGGCAAGCGGATCAATCTGCGCGAATCCGACATGCGCTTCCTGGTCGCCCACGACTTCTGCAGCGTGGGCTATTGGCCCGAGCGCTGCCTGTTCTTTGTCGAGCACGGCACCGCCGCGGTCGGCGACCGCGTCGCCGAGATCCTCTCGCGCTATTCCGGAGGCAAGATCAAGGTCCTCACCGGCGGCATCCAGGACAAGCCCGCGCTGCTTGGCTCGTGGTCCGGAAGGCAGGGCGGCAACCCCCGCCTCAAGGCCGCCATCGAATCCTCCCACCGGCTGATCCATTTCGCCGGCAAATGGCTGCCGGGCCAGACCGGCGGCAATTCCCGCACCAACCTCCCCGAGGACCACCACGGCCGCGAGGGCTACCACAAGGAGCTCGTCGCCGCCATCGACCACGCCGCCGGCATCATGCCTGCAGAGCGCCTGCAATGGGTCTTGAACGAGATCCGCGCGCCCGTCATGGCCGCCGCCTCCTACGCCAAGATCGTCGACGAGTTTTACGACGCCATCTCCCGCTTCACCGACCACGAGCTGGAAGGCTGGGAAGAGGCCGGCCTGCTCATCTCCGGCTTCCGCCCCTCTCTCCAATCCCTGGACTTCTTCCCCTACAGCGCCATCGCAGAACTGCCCCCCCACGAGGGCCAGGCCGTCAACGCCCTGCTTCGCGCCAACCCCGAGCTTAACGTATCCCGCCGCATGTCCCGCCTGGAGGCGTTCAATACCGAGCGCCGCCAGCTCCGCCGCCTGCCTCTCGCCGCCGCCGTCGAGATCGTCGGCCCCGACCTCGCGGTCGAGCGCAAGGTCCGCAACCACGCCATCACCTTCGAGGATGCCGAGGTCCGCCGCGGCCACGTCTTCCGCTTCCCCGCCATCGCCGTCGATCCCCACGGCCGCGAGATCCTCCTCAAGGATGGCGAGACCTACAACACCATCCTCAACCCATTCGACCCCTCGCGCCTCTGCGTCCTGGATGCGCGCTTCGCGATCGTCGGCGTCCTCTCCGAGCAGATCGTCACCAGCCACGCCGACATGGAAACCGCCCACGCCGCCATGGGCCAGGCCGCCCATCTCGAAACCGTCGCCATGCTCCCGTATCGCATGCGGCACGCCGACCGGGCAGGGGAGGAGGCCCGCACGCGCGCCCACAATAAGGCGCTGCTCTCCGGCATGGTCCTCACCCCCGAAGAGCGCGCCGTCCGCGACCGCGCCCGCGACGCCGCCAACGACGGCGACATGGATGCGCTGCTCTCCGCATGCTCCCGCCCCGATCCCGACGCCGGCGACGCCCCCGAGGCCCCCGCCGACCTCTCCGCCATCTTCGGGCCACGGCCCGGATCGCAAGACTAAACCCGCATGGAACAACCACAGGAGGAAAGACCATGACGACCCCCAAAACCGCCGCCCCCGATCCCGACGACCAGGAGCAGCAGTACCTCGAAAAAACCAACGCCCACCTCAACGTCGGCGGCGACAAGGTGAAGCCCGCCCTGGCGGCCGTGGTGAAAGAAGGCAAGGCCACCCAGGAAGAGGCCGATCTCGTCTGGTGGTTCTACGCCTATGCCAAGGAAAACGGCTGGAGCCTCTCGCGGTCCGCTACCGAACTCGGCGTCGACAGCACCACCATCTACCGCGCCTTCAACGGCACCTACGGCGCCAAGTATTCCAACGTCTGCGGAAAGATCGAGCGGTTCAAGAAACTCATCGACATCCGCGGCCACATCAACGACGTCCCCTTCGTCGAGACCTCCATCGGCCGCAAGGTCCAGCAGGTCTGCCACGCCGCCTGGGCCAGCCAGTCCATCGCCATGATCTGGGGCGAAAGCCAGACCGGCAAGACCTACGCCCTGGAGCACTTCGCCCGCACCAACAACCACGGCACCACCAAGTATGTCCGCTTGCCCTCCAAAGGCGGCATCCAGATGGTCGCCAAGGAGGTCGCCCGCGCCTGCTACGTCTCCACCAACACCTCCTTCGAGAGCATCCGCGAGCGCATTCTCAAGTCCATCGACTCCTCCAATGTCGTCATCATCGACGAAGTCCACGAGGCATTCATCTCCTACCTCAAGACCAGCGCCGTTTCCATCCTGGAGTTCTTGCGCGAGATCCATGACCGCACCCGCTGCGGCATGGTCCTGTGCATGACCAACATCGGCCGCGACGAAATCGAGCGCGGCAAGCTCGCCCACGTCCTCAAGCAAGTCTCGAAGCGGGGCGTCATCAAACTGCAGCTCCCCGATCTCGCCCCCGAGGCCGACTTCCTTCTCATCGCCGCCAAAGCCTTCGGTCTCCCCAAGCCCGAGCGCGAGGTCCTGGAGATCATCCGCACCATCCGCGAAAAGAATGGCATCGGCGTCTTCTGCCATTACCTGAAGATGGGCGCCCGCTATGCCGCCAACCTCCGCCGCGACTTCGCCTGGGAGCACTTCGCCAAGGCCTACAACACCCTCCTCTCCCTGTCCGACAAGTCCGCCGGAGGTGCCAAGTGAACCAGCTGCCACAGTGGTTCCGCGATTCCCTGGTCGCCTCCCAGCTCCGCGCATACGATCACCGGGGCCTGCTGCGCAAGCCCGACGCGAAGCCGGATGATCAATTCCGGAAAGAGTTCTGTGGCATGTTCAACGAGCCCGAGGAGCGCTGCCCGAACTGCACAACAGGGACCCTTCGCCTTGACGTCCGCCATCGCGGCGTCCGGTGCATCTCTTGCGGCTACAAGTCCTGGGAGCGCGGGCCGGTCTATATCGGTGTCGACCACGCTTCGGGCAGCGACCATTCCGCTGTTGTCATCGGCCACATGGACGGCACACGCGCGGTTGTTGACCTGGTCGTCTCGCGCCCCACGGAAGGAGCCACGCCATGAACACCTCCCTCGTCAATCAGCTCGATCTCTTCGAGGAGCGCCGCCGGCAGCGCGAAGAAGACGTCGCCATCCTCACAAGCCACCTCCTCCTGGTTGGACGCTGGCAATCCCGCAAGCAGCTCTGCAAGGCCCTCGACTGGTCCGAGCGCCGCGTCCGCGCCGCCCGCGAGGCGTCGCGCGGCGTGGTCATCTTCGGGCAGCACGGCTTCAAGCACATGCGCCACGCCACGCCCGAGGAGGCGGCCGCCTGCAAGAACACGCTGCTCTCTCAGGCCGCCCGCATGACCGCCGGCGCCATGGAGGTCGACAAGGCCTTCCACTCCTGGGGCCACCCGCAGGAGGCATTCGCATGAGCTACAAATCCTTTATCCGCGCCAACGGCGGCCGCCCGCCCTTCCGCCCATCGCTCCTCCAGCGCCTCCGCCTGCGCCGCGCCCACAAGCGCAGCCAGCCCCGCCAACCATGCCTCCTGGCGGAAATGCTCCGCCCGCTCCTCGCCTGGTTCGATATCGAAATCTAGAAATTCAACCCCATAAGGAAAATCCATGAGCACCAAGAAACAACTCCAGCAGATCGCCACCCGGAACTACACCCGCGACCAGGCCGAGGACGCCATGCGCGATCTCTGCATCACCGTCCACAAGCTCGACGGCGTCACCGCCGAAATGAACGAGAAGCTCGCCCGAGTCCGCGAACAGTTCGAAACCGACATCCAGGCCCTCACCGAAACCCGCGACCTCCTCCGGGCCAAGGTCCAGTCCTGGGCCGATAAGCATCCCGAGGCTTTCGCCAAGAAGAAGTCCGTCGAGATGGTCCACGGACTCTGCGGCTACCGCACCTCGCCCCCGGCCCTCAAGACCGTCCGCGGCGTCACCTGGGCCAAGGCCCTCGGCCTCGTCAAACTCGCCTTTCCCTCCTACGTCCGAACCAAGGAAGAGATCGACAAGGAAGGCCTCCTCGCCGCCCGCGACTCCATCGGCACTGCCGCTCTCCTCACCATGGGCCTCCGCGTCGACCAGGCCGAGACCTTCTTCATCGAAGTCGCCCGCGACGAACAGGCGCAGGATGGCTGACCCGCCATGCTGACCCCCGCCCAATTCAGCAAGCTCACGCCCCTCGTCAACGCCGCCTGGGCGCATCACTGCGCCCGGCGCGGCCTCGACCCGCACAAGAAGAAAGCCAACGGCTACCGGACCTGGTACGAGACCGTTCTCGCCAAGGGCGCCGGCGTCCAGTCCACCGCCGACATCCGCAAGCCGGCGCAGTTCGGCCAGGTCCTCCTGGCCTTCGCCGAAGAAGCCGACGATGAAACCCTGATCCGCGACCTCGCCCAGGACGAAGAGAACCGCCACCGCTGGGTCCTCCGCATGATGGCCGTCGATCTCTCCTTCCTCCGATGCGAAGAAGTCACCTGGGAATATGTCCGCGCCATCTACGGCCAGTCGAAGCTGCCCCCTGGCGAGTTCGACGACTGCCCCGCCGAGCTGCTCAAAAAGGTCATCGCCATGCTTGACGTCCAGATCCAGCGCGAATGCAAACGCTACGGCTTCTCCAAGCACCACCTCCCCCGGCGCGCATCCGCCACCATCGCTCACGCCCCGCACCACGCCTCCGCAGCCCTCAGCCAGAAGATGATAGCTGTTATCCACGTCGTCTCCTCCGCCAACGGCTTCCCCGTCCCCGAGCTCGTCCGCTGGCACGACTCCCTCCTCCGCAAGGCCGAAGGCGAACTCAAGGCCATCCGCGCGGTCCAGGACAGCCCACAGGAGCCCGATCCCGCCCACGCCTCACACACCCTCGACACCACCACCACTGACGGCGACGTGCCGTTCTAGCCATGACCGAAGACGACCGCATCCTGGACCGCATCAAAAAGCTCCTGCGCCTTTCGCGCAGCAGCAACCCGCACGAGGCAGCCCTGGCACTCCAGCGCGCTATGGATCTCGCCCAGATCAACGGCCTGCGCCTGGCGTCTATCGATCCGGATAACGAAGTCGCCGGCATCCGCCACAAGGAGCGTATTGAGACCAGGCTGCACTATGAGAAGCGCCTGGCCATCGGCCTCGTCCAGGACTTCTTCTCCGTCCAGATCATCCGCGGTTGGAACAACCTAAAGATCGTAGGCCGCGCCCCGGACATCCAGGTCGCCGAATATGCCTACGTCTACGTCGTCCGAGCCTGCCGCCTGTCCATGGCGGCCTGGGCGAAGGACGAGGCCGCCGCCCGCCGGCGCGTCACCACCAACAAGCGGCGCAGCTTTATCCTCGGGTTCGTTGAAGGTATCCGGAAGAATCTCGACAAACTGAGCGTATCCCGCGCTGTGAGCATGGAGATGGCTGCCGCGCTCATGGCAACCAACTTTATGGAAAAACGCCGCCGCTACACCTACATCGCCGAACGTTGGAAGACCTGGGAAATGCCGCCGGTAAGGTTCCGTGTGCAAGACGACTCCGCCGCCAGCGGCTTCCGTGACGGCATGAAAACAAACCTATCCCGGCCAATCTCCGGAGCTGATCTTCTCCACCAACGTCAGTTGGCTTATACATGAACCTCGCCGCCGCCCAGCAGATCGCCGGCCGCGTCTATGACGCCCTCGCCCCTCACTGTATCCGCCTCCTCATCGCCGGCAGCATCCGCCGCAAGGCCCCGGAGGTCGGCGACATCGAAGTCGTCGCCATCCCGAAACCATACGAGGTAAACCTGTTCTCCACAGGCATTGCCGAGGTCGTCAACCAGTGGCCGAAGGTCAAGGGCGAGCTGCCCTGCCGATATACCCGCCGCCGCCTTCCTGACGGCATTGACCTCGACCTCTTCCTGGCCGACCGCGACAACTGGGGTTACATCCTCGCCATCCGCACCGGCCCCGCCGACTTCTCCCGCCGCCTCATGGCCGCCCTCAAGAACAATGGCTATACCCCAGCCGGCGGTTACCTCGCCGGACCCTTCAACCCCAAAACCCCATGCAGGGAAGAGACCGACCTGTTCCTTTTTGCCGGCATGAAATGGACCGAACCAGAAAACCGAAAATGAAAATATATACCGTCGTCGATTCCTCCTCCTGGTGCTGGTCCACAACGGCCCGCGAGATCGCCCGCCGCCTTTTGCGGCACAACTTTGTCTTTACGGCCCGGCCCACCGTCCGCGAAGCCCGACAGTGCGATCTCGTCTGGATGCGTGGCTACCCTTACCTGTTCAAGCACATCCTGGACACCGGCGTCCCGTTCATCTGGGGCTTCACGTCCGGCGGCGATCGGGCCGGGGACCAGCTCTCAAAGTGCCGGCCATTCATCCAGGAGTCCGCCGGCGTCATCTGCCAGAACAACGAGGGGCTCCAGATCATGGCCGGCGTCGGCATGGAACGCGTTTGGCTCATCCCAAACGGCGTCGACACCGACCGCTTCTGCCCCGTCGACAACCGCGGCCGGTTCGTCG